CATCGTGGGTCTGAACTCAGCGGCCTACCACACACCCGGCACAATGCTGACGGGCACTGCGGTCAAGAACGCTGAGGCCGTCATCAAGATCGACGACAAGCTCGTGTCCAACGTGTTTGTTGCTGACATCGACGAGGCCAAGAACCACTGGGATGTCCGGAGCCCGTACTCCGCTGAGATGGGCAACGCCCTGGCGTACACCTTTGACCGCAACATTGCGGCTCAAATCGCCAAGGCTGCTCGTACCGCCACCAACTTCAACACCGACCTGCCCGGCGGTACCCGGATCAAGATTGTTGCCACCAGCAAGGCTGCCATTACTGGCTCCCAGCTGGCTGCTGCTCTGTTCTCCGCTGCTCAGCGGATGGACGAGAACAACCTGCCCGAGATGGATCGCTATTGCGTGCTGGCCCCAGCTGAGTACTACAAGCTGGTTCAAACCACCGACGTGATCAACCGGGATTGGGGCGGTGCTGGTGCTTATGCCGACGGCACCGTGCTGAAGGTTGCTGGCATCACCATCCTGAAGTCGAACCAACTGCCTACCACCAACCGCTCTGCGGCCACCGGTGAGAACAACGACTACTCCGCTGACTACACGGCCTCCGTCGCCCTTGCTTTCAACAAGCAGGCTGTCGGCACCGTGAAGCTGATGGATCTCAAGATGGAGCAGACCGGCTCTGACGTTCACGCTCTGTGGCAAGGCACCTTCATGGTCGCCTCCATGGCACTGGGCACCAGCGTCCTGCGCCCTGACTGCGCCATCGAGATCTATACCGCGACCAGCTGATCAGGTCCAATATGGGGGGAGCTTCGGTTCCCCCCTTTTTCTTTGGGCTCTTGCCATGACGCTTGCACGCACCACGTTTATCCAAGCCGTGAACCGGGTGCTGCAGATGCTCGGCGAGGCACCAGTCAATAGCCTCGACGGACAGTTTGGCCTGGCGCAACAGGCACAAGATTCAATCAACGACGTCTCCCGCAAGATCCAGACAGAGGGGTGGTCATTCAACACGGACTACGAACGCCTGCTGATGCGGGACACCGTGACCCAACAGATCTCCGTCGGCGCCAATGTCAGCCGGGTCCGGGTTGACCCATACACGTACCCAGACATCGACGTCGTCCAGCGTGGCAACAGGCTGTACGACAGGAGAGCTGGCAGTTACCAGTTCGAGCAGGATCTCTACGTCGACGTCACCTACATCCTGGAGTGGGACGAGGTGCCGGAGTACGCCCACCAATACTTCATGATCAAGGCTGGCCGTCAGTTGCAGGAAGCGATCCTGGGATCGGCGGACTTGTCGAGGATCAACGCTGCTGCTGAGGCTGAGGCCCACAGCTTGTTCCTGGAGGAGGAGACCACCCGGGGCGAGCACAACTTGCTGCGTGGCAATCCAAACCACACGGATGTTTTCATGACGTACAAGCCAGCCTGGGCCCTGCGCCGCTAAGCCATGCCACTAATCAGTAGCTCCATTCCAAACCTGATCAATGGGGTCAGCCAGCAACCAGCAGCGCTGCGGTTGGCGTCGCAGTGCGAGCAGATGGTCAACTGCATGCCCAGCCCGGTGGAGGGGCTGAAGAAGCGGCCACCGGCGCAGCATGTGGCCAAGCTGTTCTCTGGTTCGGCTGGTGCCAACCGTCCGTTCACGACCATCGTGGACCGGGATGGATCCATCAAGTATCTGGTCCTGATCCTGGACAACGACATCAAGGTCTTTGGCCTGGATGGTTCCGTCAAGACGGTGGCCAAGCCTGACGGCACGTCGTACCTCGACATCACTGGTGAGCCGAGCTCCACGTTCCGCGTGGCTTCAGTGGCGGACTATACGTTCATCGTGAACCGGGAAAAGACGGTGGCCATGGCAGCCACGACGTCGCCCACCTGGAGCTCCAAGTCCATGGTGTTCATCAGGTCCGCTGAGTACGCCACCACGTACACGATCACAGTCACGACGACATCTCCCCAGGCCACGGTTAGCTACACGACCTTGCCGGCTGGAGGGAAACGGATCACGGGTACCTACAGCAGAAGCGGAACCACGGTCACCTTTGGCGGTGGAACCAATCACGGCTTGACCACTGGCGACCAGGTGGACATGAGCATCGTGACTGGCAACGCCAACTCCGGCACGTACACGATCACAGTCACTGGTGGCAACAGCTTCACGTACACGGATCCCCAGAGCGGTACAACCAACGGCAATGCCACCGCTGTGTACCAACCGAACTACAGCCCGAGCACAGTTGAGATTGCAGCTGGCCTGAAAGCAGCCCTGGCCACCGCTCTTGGTGGTGGTTGGACCGTGACCAACGGGACTGGTGAATACATCGTTCGCATTACCAACAACGCTGGCATCGATTACAGCGTCACCAGCACTGACACCAAGACAGGTCTGGCCACTGTCGCAATCAGGACGACGATCGACACCATCTCTGACCTGCCGACGACCGCTGAGCACGGGTTCATTGTCAAGGTCACTGGGGCTGAGGCCACTGGAGCTGACGATTACTACGTGAAGTTCGTGGCTAATTACGGTTCCGGCTTTGGCCATGGCATCTGGCAAGAAACCGTGGCCCCTGGCATCACGTACTTGTTCGATGCGGCCACCATGCCCCACGTGCTGGTGCGTGAGAACGACGGGACCTTTACGTTCCGGAAGTTTGTCTGGTCTGGCCGGGTGGCAGGTGATGCCATCACTGCACCTGAGCCCAGCTTCGTGGGTTCCAAGATCCAGAACATCAACTTGTTCCGCAATCGGCTGGTGTTACTGGCTGACGAGAACGTCATCACGTCCGCTGCTGATGCCTACGACAGGTTTTGGCCCGAGTCCGTGCAGACCGTCGTTGATTCAGATCCCATCGACTTGAGTGCCGGCAGCCGCAAGATCAATTTCCTGATGTCGAGTCTGGCGTTCGCCGACGTGCTGCTGATCTTCAGTCGCCACGGTCAGTTCCGCCTGAGCAGCGGTCAGTCAACCTCCGGGTCCCTGACGCCCAAGACAGCTGCCATTACCCAGGTCACAGCCTTTGAGATGGGCGACGTCGTGGACCCCGTGATCGTGGGTCGCACCATGTACTTTGCTGTGCCAAAGGGCGAGTACAACGGGCTCCGGGAGTTCTTCCTGCCGGATGCTTCTGGCCCGGTGCCGACATCAGAGGAGGTGACGTCGTCGGTGCCCAGGTTCCTGCCCAGCAACCTGTCGAACCTCATTGCTACAGCCGCAGAGGAGGCCGTCTATGCCGTGAGCAAGGACCAGCCACGGCGGATCTACGTCTACAAGTTCCTGTTCCAGGGCGACAACAAGCTGCAAAGCGCCTGGAGCTACTGGGAGACCAAGGGTGGCAAGAGCATCATCGGCGTGGACCTGGTCGACAGTGACCTGTACGCCGTGATCCAGTACTCCGATGGTGTCTATCTTGAGAAAGTTGTGACGCATCCTGAGACTGTGGATGCAGGGACGACAGTGGAGTTGCTAGTGGACCGCAAGGTCACGGAGGCCAGCTGCTCGGTGGCACTGACGACGCCCGGTGGTCTCGACATCCAGAGCACCATCACCTTGCCGTATCCCATCAACACCAGCCTCAGCTCCATGGCTGTGGTCGGTCGGTTCTACGCCGGCAACACCTTGGCCCACGGCCAAGTGGTTCAGATCCTGTCGTCGACAGCTGCTGGTGGCGCTGGTGGCAACGGAACCCTTACGGTCCGCGGCAACCTGACTGGTGCCAAGTTCTATGTGGGCGAGCTTTACGACATGCTGTACGAGTTCAGCACCCAGTACCTAAAGGAACAGCCCCCTGGTGGTGGCATGGCTGTGATCGCAGGGCCCAAGCTGCAGCTCCGCACCTGGACCATGTTGTTCGACAGCACGTCGTCATTCAGCATCAAGATCACCCCCCGCGGCCGAGACACCATGACGTATCCGTACACCGGGTTTGAGCTTGGGGACCAGGAGGTGGCCCTAGGTGAGTTGGCGATCCGGACGTCCAAGTTCCGGGTGCCGGTGATGGCCCAAAACATAGAGGCCAAGATCGAGGTGGTGAGCTCCAGTCCCCTGCCTTGTCGCCTTCAGTCCGCAGAGTGGGAAGGTTGGTACCACACCCGAGCCGCACGACTGTGACGTCTGCGTACACCCGGCCCACCAGGGTCGCCGACATCCCGTACGTGGCGGAGTTCATGCGAGAGGAGGACGTCGCAGAGGTACGTGCGTACTCAGGCCACACACCTCAAGAGTCGTTGCTCCACAGCTTCTTCACCGGTGATCCCTGCATGACCATGATCGGTAGGGACGGCAGGCCGATGGGCATGTGGGGCGTCGTTCCACAACGCGAGGGCCTGGGCACCATCTGGATGCTGTGCACCGACGACCTGGTCCGTGATCGGTTGAACTCCATGCGGTTTCTGCGGGAGGCCAGGACCCACCTCGATCGGGTTCAGCTCCGCTACCGGGTCCTTTTCAATCTTGCAGATGCCCGTAACGTGGTACATATCAAATGGTTGCGGTGGATGGGGTTTACCTTCATCTCGTCGCATCCCAGATTCGGAACAGAAGGTCGGCTGTTCCATGAGTTTGTGAGGATCTAAGCCATGTGCGATCCGGTCTCCATCACCCTTGGCGTCATCAGTGCTGGCCTTGGCATCGGCCAGGCGGTGGCTGGTGCCCAGGCTGCTCAGCAGCAGGTCAATTACGCCAATGCCCAGGCACAGCAGGCGTATTCCTTCCAGCAAATGCAGGCCAGCTCTGCTCGGAACTTTGAGCAGCTCAAGGAAAACCAGCAAAATGAACTGCGGAACATCACACGCTTGATGGCGGACAACGCTTACGCCAACGACATTGCAGCATTGAACTCCAGGCTGATGCAGGAAACTGCAGCAGCCAGCCAGGAGCAGCAGAAAGGCGCGATTGCGGGGGCCAAAGCCCGGGGCGAGGTTTACGCATCCGGGAAACTGGGCAACACCGTCGACAACCTGGTTGCGGATTTCCGTCGACAGCAAGCACAGTTCGACTACGCCACCAGCCAGAACTTGGCGTTCACTGGCACCCAGATTCAACTCCAGAAACAAGGAGTTGCTGCCGAACGTGGATCCCGGATTGGCAGCCAACAGGCTTACATCAAACAGCCGGTGCTGGATCCCTTGGAGCCCATTTACCAGGCCAAGCCAAGCATGGCGCCGTTCCTGTTGCAGGGGGCAGGTGCCATCGTCAGTGGCGTTGGCACTGGCATGAGCACAGCTGGTTCAATTAACAAGGCTGGCTACTCCTACAAGGGCGGCAAGTACGTCAAAACCGGATAACCCATGGCACGTCTCTCAACCGGTCAAACCTTTGGTGACGTCAGTCGCGTCACAGCGGCTCGGCTTCTCGGTGGCATCCCGACCGATGGGTTTGCTGGGGCCCTGGCCCAAGGTTCGATCACGACGCCGTCGCTGGCACCAAAGGCCGGACCTGTCGAGACATTCCAGGGAGTGGGCGCTCCAACGCTGGGCGGAGCCCCCAAGTTCTTTGCCCCGCCAGATCTGCCGAACCCTGGTTCCGACCTGGCAAACCTGGCCCGGAGCCTTGGTGGGTTCAGCACGACGCTGCAGAGCTTTGGCGAAACGATGCTTGCCAATCAGCAAAACGTCGACAAGCAACGAGAGACAGAGGCCGCGGCCCTTATCGGCCAGACCAGCAGGTACGGCCCTGCCCGCACCATTGCTGACTTAGCAGCCAACCTCGAGAAAACTGCGGCCCTGGGTGGGCCTGGTGCTGTCGACGCATCTCGGATGCTGCAGATTGTCCGAGAGAAGCAGAACTCTTCGGTCGGCAAATACTGGCTTGAGCGTTCCATCGAGAACTACTCTGTCCAGAGCGCAGCCCTGGGCTTGCCAGACAAGCTGGCAAACACAAGCACAATCAAGGTTGGCGGCAAGGACGTTGAGCTGAACTCCCTGCCATCCGACGACCCAAGGTACCGGGAGTACAGGGACCAGCAGCTGTTTGGCGGCCAGGCGATGTCGACGTCGGGCTACACCAAAAACCAGGGCATCATTCTCCAGGCCCAGCTGCAAGCCGACGAAGCCCAGCGCAAGCGCTACAACACAGCCCAGGGCGCCAAGGTCGCTGGTCAGATCTCTGTCGACCAAAGGGCCAGTGCCCAGCAATACGTCAGCATCTACAAGACCGGAGCGGCAGAGGCTGCCACCGCGTCTGCGATCACCAGCCTCCAGAGCGGTCTCGACAAGATCAAGTTGCTGCCGTTGTCACAGGAGCAACAGACAGATCAGATCAACAAGTACGCAGAGCGCTGGGCCTCAGAGGTGGTCGTGTCCGTTAAGCAGGCTGGTGGCTCCATTTCGGACATGAGGGCCCTGCTCGAGCCCTTGCGTTACGTGATGACAGGGCCCGTCGAGGAGCGCCGGAAGAAAGACGGCACCCGTAACGACGCGCTGCTGCTGTACAACACCCTCGGCGGTGAGGCTTACTTCGACCAGGTGGTGTCGAAAGCAAACGCCAGCCAGATCCAGGACAACACCCAGCGGGCCCAAATGGCTGGCATTGCTGAGCAGCAGGCCTACGACACCAGGCTGAACGCAGCGCTGCCTGAGGGGCGTCGCTCCAACCCAGGCGCCATCAAGAGTTTCTTTCAGGCCGAGCGGGAGCGTGCAGCCATGGAGCCCGATGGGATCCTTAGGGCCGCCAAGTTTTCGCAGCTGGATGCGTCTGAACGCCAGCTGACTGAGACCTACATCAAGCCAGTCCAGGAGCAACGGGCTCTGTACTACGCCCAGCAGCTGGCCAGGACAGGCGCCGACGAGGCTGCTCGCAACCGGGTCGCGGCACAGCTCCAGGCTGACCTGGCTGCAGGCGTCGTCACCAGTGCAACTGCCACCAGCATTCAAACGACGCTGTCGGCACAAGGCTCCAAAGAGGTGAAGACCTACGACAAGGACATCAACAAGCGCATCGACACGTTGACCAAGGAGTGGGAGGCGTACAGCGGCAGCCCTAATTCGTACGGTGGCTCGACTGTTGCTGGGTATGAGTCGACGGCCCTGTACAAGGCACGGGACGAGGCACGTCGCAAGTCCCAGGACACCGTGTACCAGGCCATCAAGGAAGGCAAGGATCCAATGGAGGCCCTGAACAAGCTGTGGACCAACAGCAACTTTGGGCTCCGGCGTCGCGAGGAGGTGGGCGGCACCCAGGCCCCCATGTACACCAACGGGGCTGAGTTGATTCAGAAGAATACCGGCAACTGGAGCCGCAACTTTATTGATTCACGATCCAAAGCAAACCTAATAAACCAGGCCGCAATCAAGCCTCTCTACAACCCTGATGCTTTTGCCACCGACGTCGACGAATACCTGAAAGGCAACGCCAGCGAGAACTTCAGGACGCTGTTGAGGACAGTGGGCGGCAGGCCTTCGTCACTGATCCTGAAGCAGTTGCAGCTGCATGGGATTTCTGTTGACGAGCAGACAAAGGCCAGGATCCTCGAGGCAGATGCAATGGCGCGGACTGGGTACCAAAGGGTTTCAGCGGTTCCACGTCGTCAGAGCCCCCAACAAAACCAGGCCCTGGCCGGCATCCAGATCGTTGGAAGGGCCCTGAGCAATGCACTGATCCCACCTGCATCTGCATCTGAGTTTCCTCCAGCCATCTTGGGCCAACGGACAACCGGCAGAACTCTCACCCCTAACGCCCGCAAGTGGGCCAATGCCATTGCAAGCCAAGGGTTCGAGGGAGCCAGCTACAACACGAAGTTCGGTGGTGGTGTCTTTGACAACGCCAAGCCGCATCCAGGCGACGGTCCTGCTGGCCGGTACCAGTTTCAGCTCGCCACCTGGAAAGAGATCAATGGTGGCCGGAACGTTCCGATGACCAAGGCGAACCAAGACCGCGCATTTGTGAAACTTGCTGAGCGTCGTGGCGTCGACGTAAACACTGCTTCCCCCCAGGACTTCAACACCCTGGTCAAGCTTGGTCCTGAATGGGCCTCGATTCCAGTTCATCGGACTCGGAAGCAGGGCTATTACGCCGGCCAAGTGAGATCTACCTACCAAGATTTCTTGAAAGCCTGGAAGTAGCACGACCCCTGGGTCAAACTGATCCCATCGCTAACTGACCGATGCCCATCCAAACCATCCGTGACCCCAAGACCGGGGAGGAGCGTCGAGTTTACGTATCGTCGGATGGCATGGGAACAGGGGCTGCGCCAAAGCCCAAGCCGCAACCGTCAGGTGGTGGGTTCATGGGGACTCTCAACGACTTCAACCCTGCGAAACAACTGACGGCCCTGGGCACCGGTGTGTCCACGTTCATGCAAACGGGCGACCTGAACAAAAGTATTGCCGCTGCGTCGAAAGAAGCTGCACCGACGACGGGTCTGGGGTCATCGGTCAACAGGACCCTGGTCGCAGGTGGTCAACGTGCAGCGGATGCAGCGCGGTACGAGGTGGACCGAGCCCGGCTGGCCCAGAAACAAGTCGCAGCTGGCACCTCCCCTTACGAGATCAAGATTCCGTCCACGGGGCCTGGTGCCCCCAAGGCCCAGAACGTCCGGCTCCCGGGCTGGGCCAATTACGACGACCTGCGTGTCGAACCTAAGAACCCAGTCGAGGACGTCGCCGCCAGCATCGTGGCGTTTGTGCCGTATTTCGCTGTGGCCCGGCAAGCGACAGGCCCAGCCCAGGCCCTGGTCGGTGGGTTGCCTGGCGTGTCCAGGGTGGCCACTGGCTTTGAGGCAGCGACCGCAAGCCTGAAGGCTGCTGGTGGTGCCAAGAAAGTTGCTGGCGTCTTTGCCCAGGAAGCTGTATCTGGTGCAGTGCCCAGTGCTGTTGCCACTTACTTCGGTCAGAAACCCACCGACAAGACGTTGAGCGACGGGCTCTACGAAAGAGTCAAGGGCACAGCCTTTGAACCCATTGTGGCCAAGGGCCTGCTGACCGATCCGAACGACACGGTCGAGCAGGCACGCATCAAGCAATCGATCAACGACCTGGTGTGGTCGGTGCCGCTGGGCGGAACCTTGGGCACAGGCTTCCACGGCATTGGTGCCATGGCTGGTGCCACGAAGCAAAGGCTTGCCGACGTCATCCACAACATGATCAAAGTTGGCCAGGCTGACGCAGCTGTAAAGAATGCCGTTGAGGCCCCGCCAACGACGACGGTCGTTCCGAGTGTCCCAAGTGCGGGAACTCCGGCTGCTGCTGCAGCACCAGTTGCACCGGCACCAAGGGTGGTGTCCGGCAAGCAGGCGTTCTCGTCCGAGACGTACCAAGCGATGCGTCGGACTCCCATGTGGGAGAAGACAGGCGTCGAGATCCAAGGACGACTGGAGCCCCAGGCTGGCCAACCGGTGCCTGCTGACATGCGGATGCCAGCTGAGACGTACGCCGGGCGCCTGAACTACAGCGACATCAACCCTGCTGCTGGTCCACTGAACGCCAGCGGCAAACGGTACGCCGAGGCCCTGTCGACCCAGGACGCGGACACCATCTGGCGGACGTCGCAAAAGCTGCGGGCGTCGTTCAACAACGCAGCTGCAAAACTCGGCATCGAGCTCGGCCCCAATGCCGGCAGCCAGTCGTGGTCCATGTGGGACATCGGCAAGCAGCTCTACATGGATGCCAATCCAGCCAAGAGCAACAAGCCGTACGTGCTTGGCAACCCGTTGACCAACATCCAGGTCCAGGCCGACATCGTCGACCGGGCCCTTGGGTACGAGATGACCAAAGGGGTCGACGTCGAAGGCAAGCGCCTCAAGTCCTGGCAGCTGACGGAAATGGGTCGCAAGGCCCGGGAGGACGCAGGCATCGACCTGGGCCTGGCACCGGATCCCGGATCCCAGCGCACGATCCCAGCACCTGCGGCACCCGCTAGCCCAGAAGCTGCAGCAGTGGCGCTGCAACAGGCCCAAGCGGAACTGGTGACCAGCACACAGCGCCTGCAGTCCGAGGCCGCCAAGGAGCAGGTAACTGCAGCTGAGGCCGCACCTGTGCCCCAGGGCCAGCTGCCCGGCATGAACCAGCCGGCCTACAGCCAGGTCGCAACTGTCGACACCAGCTCCGTCGCTTACGCCCCCAAGACGTTCCAGTACAAGGCAGAGGGCCAGACAGCCACCGGCCGCAGTGGATCCCTCGCTGAGGAGAACGTCTACGACCCCCGTTACGGCGGGGTCATCAGCGTCTGGAAGGACACCCAGGGTGAGCTTGGGACGCCGGGCCAGGTGTACGTGGTCAATGGCCACAACCGCCTCGAGCTGGCCAACAGGTCTGGGTTCCCCGTCATCAACGTCCAGTACATCGACGCACCGACAGCAGCTGAGGCCCGGATGACCGGAGCCCTGCAGAACATCAAGGACGACAAAGGCACGGCCATTGACGCAGCCAAGATCTTCCGGGACACCGGCATGTCCGTTGAGGACTTACGTCTCCAGAACGTGAACTTGAACGGGAAGCTTGCGTCCGAGGGTGTGGCCCTCAGCCGCCTCCCCCAATGGCTCTTCGACAAGACTGCCGTCGGTGACCTGCCCACCGCCAAGGCCGTGGCCCTGGGCTCTGTTGCTGACATCGATGACGCGATCATCAGTGACGTCGCGAAACAAGCGATTGCTGGCAAGTGGTCGGCGGAGAAGATCGTCCAAGCCATGCAAGAGGCCAAATTCGCAGGGGCAGCGACAGGTGGTGGTGGCACAATCCCTGGCCTTGAGGAGATGTTCAAGACCACCAACGTGGTCGACCTGATCGACATCAGGACCGCTGCGTACCGGCAGCTCTCTGTCGAGATGCGGGCCCTGGCTGCTGCGTCCCAGACCAAGAACACCAGTTACCTCGAGGCCGCCGGCAACGCCATCAACGTTGAAGGCAGCCAGGCTGCACGCAAGATGGCAGCCGAAGCTGTCGCCGTTTTCAACCGGGTCACCGCGTACGAGGGTCCGGTCCGCACGATCCTGAATGAGCTTGCGGCACAAATGCCGACCGGCAAAGGCCGAGACAAGGCAGCCACCAACCTGGTGCAGTTCAATCTGCAGCGGTTGAGGGACGCCATCTCCGAAGAGATGAATGGTCCCCGCCTGATCAAGGAAGAAGCTGCCATCAAGGAGCTCGAGAAGCCTGCACCAGCACCTGAGGCCCCGGCCACCAAGTTCGCGGATCCGCTTGAGGTCGAGAACCTGGCTGACGCACGGGACGCCCTGGGCCTGCCGCCGACCGCCAACGTGGTCCAGGTCGTGCAGATTGCCAAGCAGGAAGGCTTCGACGGCATCGTGTTCACCGGGGAGTTCGGCTTGCCTGGTGGTAAGAAAGAGATCGACCTCAGGGGATTGCCGGAGGACCGCCCCCCTGAAAACGCCGGCAACCCGGCACCCATCCAGGCCAAGCCGGCCGAGGCGCCTGTCAGGCAGCCATCGCTTCTGCAGGTGGCAGAAGAGCTTGCCCCCAAGCGCCGGGACCCGCTGGCCGAAGCGATGGCCGAACCCCGCATTGCAGTCCAGCCCATGGGCAACGTGGCTGCTGCTGCCATCGAGCCCCCCGCCGGTGCCATCACTCCTGGCTTCACGGCCAAGGATCGGGCCGCGGCCAAGGCTGGTGCCGGCAAGGACGAGAACGAAGCCATTGCCAAGGCCCTTGAGCGCCTTGAGTTCGCTGAGGCCGTCGGCAACACAGAGATTGCAGGCCAACTCCGTACCTGGCTGGGTCGTCGCAACGTCAACGTCGCCGACATCCTGGAACAATCCATGGCGGCTGCTGCTGCCAGTGACGCTGCGGTCTACCGCAAGGCCGGTGAGTCGATCGGGGCCATGCGACAGGGCCTGGGTGAGCTCGAGGCGCTGAACCTGCCCCGTGAGCTCGCAGGCCTCAAGCCGCGTTACAGCTACGGCCAGAAGAAGTTCGAGCTGGCCTTCGAGACCGACCTGGACCGCGTCGCTTACACCTTGGCTGGTGACGCCACCGGCAAGCCCTCCAAGTCCCACCAGAAGTACCGGGATTGGTTGGAGTCCAATGGCCTGGACCCAGCTGAGGTTGCTGCGTACGGGGCCCGCGTCGTCAAGCCCAGCATCAAGGACATGGCGGCCACCGCTGCACCCGGCACGCTCCAGGTCCAGAACCAGGGCTTTGGTGGTGCCGACTTCTCAGCTGAACTGCCCAACCTCAAGGGCTGGCAAAGCGTTGAGACGACCACCGGCGGCACGGTCGGTGAAGGGTTCACTGGTGCCACCCGGATCACCGAGCGCGAAGCAAGCGAGCTGGCCCGCATCGCGTTTCAGATCAGTGGTGTCACGGACTTCAGGATCCAGGAACGGATTGAGGCCACCTATGGGCCACGCCAGGCCCGGGCGTACGGCGACATGAGCCTGGTCGGCCAGAAAGCCGAGATTGCTGGGTCGTACCGGCACGGCAAGGCCATGGCTGACGACACGATCACTGTCGCGATGACGGCTTACGGGGCGCCGAAGTCATTCACGCAAATGCTGACGACGACTTATCACGAATCCATGCACCGGCTCATGGAATGGTTCTTTGGGGCTGCCGAGAAGCTGGTGCTGGCCAGATCTGAGAAAGGCCTGAGAGAGATGGCAGCCTTGCTGATGGAGGATTCCCTCCAGCCCAACAAAGCCCGGGCGTACCGGGACGGCACCATCAAGATGGGCGAGGTCATCTCCGATGCGTTTGCTGCATACATGCGGGGCATCACCTTGCCAAAGGTTGACCTGCAGGGCTTTGCAAAGCTGAAGAACTACATCGACCAGTCGATCAACTACATCATCAGCGGTGGCAAGTACAAGACCTGGGACGACGTGTTCGAGAAGGCTGCCTTGGGCGAGTTCCAGGGCCGTGGTGGCACCGGTGAGCCTGGCGTCGAGTTCTCTGCCGATCCCCCGGACCCCGCTGAGTTCGCACGACGCATCGACCAGAACATGCAGGCCTTGGAGTCCGGGGACCTGACACCCGAAGAGATTGCCCAGATGGGGGCCAGCGATGTGCGTCGGCTCACCAGCAGGTCTGGCAACACCCAGTACGTGCCGGAGCCCCCTGATGTCCTGATTGCCAGCAACAAGGCCCTGGGCGAGATGCTGACCAGCAGGGCCCAGCAGACCGGCATCGGGAGCTACAGCCAGCCGGCAATCGTGAAGGCCGCCATGGACCAGCTGGATGCCGACGGGTGGGCTGTTGAGTCCACGGTGACCAGGCTCGAGGCTGCTCGTCGTGGCGACCCCAGGTCCCAGGAAGATCTGATCGCCTTGGCCGCCAACCTGATCCACCGGGACCACATTGCTGCCCAGAACGGCATGACCGCGATCGAGTGGCAGTCCGCTGTCGACGAGGCCGATCGCGCTGCGTCGATGCAACGGCTGTGGTCCGGGCTCGAGGACCAGCACAAGCTCGACACCGCCTTGATGACGGCCAGCCGCAAGGACGGCCAGCGGCTCAGTGTCATGCAGATCAAGTACGACTTCGACCCGACGCACAGACAGGTGCCAGCCGGGACCCCCATGTACCACGGCACAACGGAGGCCAACGCCCAGTCGATTGTCGACAACGGGTTCAAGGTTTCTGGGCCCAACAGCAACTTGCTGGGCAGTGGCGTGTATTTCGCTGAGGACCTGTTCTACGCAGGGGCTTATGGCGAGGTCGCTGCAGCTGGCGACCTGCCCAGTGACGTGCGGATCCTTGACCTGGTGTCGATGGACAAGCGCATTGCCGACCTGGTGCAGGAACTGAACCTCGGCCCCCTTGAGCGGTTTGAGGAGTTCCTGTACATGAGCAAGCCCCAGAAGACTGCGTTCCAGAACTGGGTCATGGAGCAGGGGTACTCCGGGGTCCGGTTCAGCCCGGACTTTGAGCTTGGTGGTGGTGCCCCCGAGACCATCATTTACGACGTCAACGTCGCCAACCGCATCGTCGGGTCCAAGGCCGCAGTGGAGCCCGAACTCCCAGCAACGGTTGACTCGATGGGCACCGACATCGAAGCCGAGATCACCAACCCAATGAACACGGTCCTGGGCAAGATCGACCCCGAGATCCGGTCCGACATCGAGCAAGGGGTGATGAGCCCCGAGGCCGTCGAAATGACAGAAGTCGCTGCTCAGGTGGCGATCTCGAGTCGTTCCGTCCCCGGCATGCGGGCCAAGCTCAACAGCATTGTGGGCAA